CCGAGCAATATCTCCCCGATCACTACCTCAAAGGTCCTAGCCGGTCCGTGTACGGGCCAACCGGAGCAGAATTGATAGGACTATGAGCCAAACTAAAACGTCCCGTATTGGGGCTACTGAGCCTCGATTACATAGTCCCTACATCGAGGGCAAAAATCGCGGCGATGAGGTAGCGCAGCTTGCAGACTCGATCGGCCTACCCCTTTTACCGTGGCAAGATTTTGTAATTCGTGACATGACCTCTATCGATGATGAGGGTATGTTTATCCGCAAAACTAATCTCGTACTTTGTGCCCGGCAACAGGGTAAGACTCACCTCGCGCGTATGATGATGCTGGCGCACCTCTATTTATTCGACTCTAAAAATGTAATTATTATGAGCTCTAATAGATCGATGGCCTTAGACACCTTTAGGCAAGTGGCTTACGCTATCGAGGCTAACGACGGGCTAAGCCGAGCGGTTAAACAGATCCGGTTTGCTAACGGTACCGAAAGTATCGAGCTTAAAAACGGCGCTCGCTTAGATGTAGTCGCAGCTACGAGAGACGGTAGCCGTGGCCGTACCGCCGATCTTTTATACATCGATGAGGTACGAGAGATATCCGAGGAGGGTTTTAGAGCTGCAACGCCTACGACTCGAGCCCGGGCCAATGCTCAAACCTTATTAACCTCTAATGCCGGCGATGCTTTTAGTACCGTGCTTAATGATCTACGCGAGAGGGCTTTAAGTTTTCCGCCTAAGACGTTTGGCTTTTACGAGTACTCGGCCCCTCAGTTTGCGAGTATCACCGATCGGGATGCGTGGGCGATGGCTAACCCGGCGCTCGGCTACACCGTTACCGAGGAGGCTTTAGAGGAAGCGGTAGCTACTCAGCCGGTAGAGACGACTAAAACCGAGTTACTTTGCCAATGGATCTCATCCTCTCAAAGCCCGTGGCCGCATATGTCGGTAGAAAATGCCGGAGATAAAGATCTAAAAATGTCACCGGGTCCGCTTACTATCTTTGCCTTTGACGTGTCACCGAGTAGGCGCGACGGGTCTCTCACGATGGGCCAAGTCTTACCCGATGGCCGTATCGGTGTCGCGGTCCTTGAGACTTTTCACTCCGACGTATCTATCGATGAGCTCTTTATGGCCGACCATATTGCCAAATGGTGTAAAGACTTTTACCCTCGTACCGTTTGCTATGACAAGTACACGACCGCCTCGATCGCCAAACGCCTCGAGATTAACGGCATCCATATAACCGATATCTCGGGACAAAAGGGATACCAAGCCTCAGGGGATCTACATCAAGCCCTCTCAAATAATCGCCTCGTGCACTCGGGCCAAGATGATCTCGTTAGCCATATGGCAAATTGCGCGGCAAAAGAGAGCCCGGATAGTTGGCGTATCGTCCGGCGTAAATCGGCTGGGCCCGTAGATATCGCTATCGGCTTATCTATGATCGTCCATATTCTTAATCAACCAATGGCCGAGGCTAAGGTTTACATATAAGACACGCCGCGCATAATCGGTTTTATGCTTGACAATTTGAGAAAATCCTACCTATGGGATTACTCCAAACTCTAGGGCTTAAGAGCTCTGCAAAACCTCAGGTAGAGGCTCAGTACGCACCTGCCGTAATGGATACGACGTACGGCTATGGATCATTTAATACCGGTAATTTTGGATATAACGGAATTGGTATCGATCGTAACTTTGCGTTACAAGTATCAAGCGTTGCGCGTTGCCGTAATTTAATTGCCGGCGTTATCGCATCTATTGATTTATCTTTATACAAAAAATCTACAGGCGAAAAGTTAGGCTCTCCGGTTTGGTTAGAGCAGCCGGATATTCGCCAACCTCGAAGCCTTACAATCGCTGCAACCGTGGACAGTTTAATTTTTTACTCGGTCGCGTATTGGCGTGTTACATCTTTGTACGCCGATGATGGCCGACCATCCGGCTTTGAGTGGGTCGCTAATAACCGCGTTACATATACGACTAATCAATACGGTACAGAGATCCAAGATTATTTCGTCGATGGTAATAAAGTACCTATGGGCGGTATTGGATCTCTCGTTACTTTCCAATCTTTGCTACCTGGTGTATTGCAGAGTGCAAGTACGACTATTAAAGCTGCATACGATGTACAAAAGGCAGCGGCGATAAGTGCAGCTACACCGATGCCTACAGGTATCCTAAAAAATAACGGTGCAGATTTACCGGAGTCTCAAATACAAGGACTACTAGCGGCTTTTAAGAGTGCTAGACAAAATCGCAGCACCGCATATTTAACGAGCACTCTTGATTATGTGCCTACATCTTTTTCACCTAAAGACATGGCCTACTCCGAATTTTCTCAGTACCTCGCTACCGAAATTAGCCGCGCGATGAACGTGCCAAGTTATTTAATTAGCGCGGACATGAATAACTCCATGACGTACCAAAATATTTTAGACGGTCGTAAAGAGTTTGTAGCGTATTCTTTGCAGCCTTACATCTCAGCTATTGAGGATCGTCTATCGATGAACGATATAACAAACGGATCTAATCAGGTCCGGTTTGCCGTCGATGATACTTTCTTACGTGTAGATGCTAAGGATCGTTTAGACATCATCGAGAAAATGTTAAATCTAGATTTAATTAACGTAGATCAAGCCCGACAAATGGAGCAACTAACCCCGCTAGGAGATACAAGTGCTACTAACATTTAGCCAAGAGATACAAGCCGCAGATACAGAGCGGCGGATGATCTCCGGACTCGTTGCACCATATGGCGAGATCGGTTTTACAAGTGCAGGCCCGGTTATGTTTGAGCGCGGCTCAATTACTTACGCCGAAGCCTCACAAATTAAATTACTTATGCAACATCAAGCCGATAAGCCGGTCGGTCGCGCGATTAGTTTTAGCGACTCAACCGAGGGCGTGTACGGATCGTTTAAGCTTTCGAGTAGCACTCGAGGACAAGATGCGCTCGTATTAGCTCAGGAAAACCTAGTAAGCGGCTTATCCGTAGGGGTCGATGTAACGGCCTCTAAGCCAATGGGCGATTACCTGTTAGTGACGGCGGCGGTCCTCAAAGAGGTTAGCCTCGTCGAGAGTGCGGCCTTTTCTAGCGCCTCCGTAACTGATATTGCAGCCGCTCGAGCAGCGCTTGAGGCAGCTACAAGTACAAAAGAAAAAACTACAACTATCTCTACGACAATCGTAGAGGTCGAAACAGAAACCGAAAGCGAGGAAGCTGTGACTACAGCCCCTGAAAATACACCGGAGGAGACTCCGGTAGATGCACCGGCAGAGGCTGAAAAAGTCGAAGCCGCTCGAAAGATCATCCGTCCCTCAGTACTAGACTCTCAGCGAGTACGTACACCTATTACATCTATGGGCGCTTATACAGAGCACAAGATTAAGGCAGCTCTAGGTAACGATGACTCAAAGCTTTACGTAACCGCAGCCGATGATAGCTTTGCTACTAACCCTGCATTTTCTCCAACTCAGTACCTAGCGGAATTCCCAACGAATACTCGTTTTGGTACACCTGCTATCGATGCTTGCTCACGTGGAGTTTTGCCTACTAACGGTATGACTATTAACGTCCCATCACTCGTTACCTCAGCCGGTGGCGGTACAGGCGTAGCACCTGTCGTAACCGTTGAGGCAGAAGCCGGAGCGGTACAAAATACCGGGATGGAAACAGCTTACCTAACAGGTACCGTATCTAAGTACGCAGGTATGAATACGATCTCCGTAGAATTGCTTGAGCGCTCAGATCCTAACTTCTACGCTGAGCTAACAAACCAATTACAGAACGCGTATCTAAAGACACTAGATACGACAGTACTAAACGCACTTATCGCAGCTGGTCAATATAGCTCCGGATGCGATGCAGACTCAGCAGGTATTATCGAGTTTGCCTCAGACTCAGCTCGTAAGGTTTACGAAGCTACCGGTTATTTTGCTAATAACTACATCGCTAATGGATCACAATGGCAGCTACTAATGGGTGCTACTGATACAACAGGGCGACCAATCTACTCAGCATCTCAGCCAATGAACGCCGGCGGTCTAGTGCAGCCGGGATCTATTCGAGGCAACGTACTCGGGCTAGATCTCTATGTAGATAAAAACTTTACCGCTACTACTACTATCGATGACTCTGCGGTTATTTTGGCACCGGAAGCATTTACGGTTTACCAATCACCTACGGCGTATATGTCAGTAAACGTAGTATCAAACCTA